GTATAGTATGACAAGTCAATTAAATGTAGATACCATTGTAGATAAAGCAGGATCAGGTGGCACGAATGTTAAGATAGGTAATACGTCTACTTATGTGTCTGATGGTGGTACAGTTACACAGAATACTGTGCAAGGGTTGGCAAAGGCTTGGTTAAGAATGGATGGCGAAGGAACAATTGCTATTAATGACAGTTTTAATATAACTAGCATAACAGACCAAGATGTAGGAAATTATAGAGTGGCTATTGCAAATGACATGGGAAATGCAAATTATTCTGCAACAACAGCAGGAGGAGGGGGTGCTGATAATAACACTTTAACAGCAGTATCAACACCAAACCCTAATTTTGCAGCAGGAACTTTAGATTTAGATTGTGTGTATTCACATACAACAGCATTTGACCCTCCTATAGTTTCTTTAGCATTACATGGAGACCTCGCATAATGGCAAACGGAACAATAGCATTTGATACATTACAGACAAGTGGACAGATAAGTGGAACAGCTAAGTCAGTGGATACAGATTACATATCTACTGGTGTACCAAAAGCACAACTTATGTTTGACCATGTAGACACACAAATTGATGGTAGCTTAAACATTAGTGGTGTTACAGATGATGGTACAGGAGAAGCAACTCCTGCATTTACATCTAATATATCTCTAGGTTTTGCAACCAATGCTACTAGTTCTAATACTAGTTCTGGACAAAATGATACTTCTGTAAGAGGTGGTGGTGGCTCTGTTACAACACAATTAACAACTAGTTATAAAGTTTTTACTTTTAAATCAACATCATCTTATGATGACCAATTACAAGCAAGTGTTACAGTAGGAGACCTTGTATGACAATAGAAACACCAGAATTTCAAGGCACACATCTTTGGGATAGATTGTGTTGGGCAAAAGAAAAATTAGAGCCACACAGAACA